GGGAGTTGCTTCAGGCGCTTCTTTTGTTAAATATACAACATTAACAGCTTAATATAGAATAGTAATTTTAAAAGGGCTGGTTTTAAAGCCGGCCCTTTTTTTTAAATTTAAAAAAAAATGATTAGAAGTGTAACGGTAAACACGGCCTCGACAACTCCATTGTTCACAACAGCTCAGGCGAAAGACTTTTTAAAAGTTGATACGTCTGCGGATGATACTTTGATTGATAATTTAGTTACGGCTGCAACGGAATCTTGCCAGGAATATACAAACAGATATTTTATAAATACTGTATTAACTCAATATTCAGATAATTGGGACGGATTAAAGAGTTTATATAAAGCTCCAGTGAGCTCAGTTACTCATATTAAATATTATGATTCTGATGATTCTTTACAAACTTGGGCTTCATCAAATTATATTGTTGACACTTCATTAGAGCCTTGTAGAATAACGCTTGCAGTAGATGCAGACCTTCCATCATTATCAGAGCGAATCAATGCCGTAGAAGTCAAATACACGGTTGGATATGGAGCGGCATCAACAAACGTTCCTGAGGCTATTAGAACAGCTGTTATTCTAACGGTTGGAAATTGGTACCAAAACAGGCAAAGCGTAGTAACGGGAACTATTGCAACAGAGCTTCCTTTGTCAAGTCAATATTTGTTAGATCAATATAAAATGTTAGTATGTTAAAAATTGGCGATTTAGATAGACGAATTATTATAGAATCTCCTACTTTAACGCAAAATAACTACGGAGAGAAAACATCAGCTTGGGCGACTGCATACACTGTTTGGGCTAAAATTGATTGGAAAAGAAGTAATAGAAAAGAAGAATCTCAAGAATTAGTTAATGTTTCTGATTTAACTTTTTACATAAGGAATTTAGGGGTTACAATATTAGCAACATATCGAATCAGTTATGATTCTAAATATTATTATATTCACGGGATTAAAGAAGTAGATGGAAGAGAACAGTTTTTGGAATTAGAAACAAAATTAAAAGATAATTAATGGCGGATAGAGTTACATTAAAAGTACAGGGCATTAAAGAGATTGAAAATATGTTTAAAGAAGTGCCAAAACAAGTTAATCAAGATTCTATTTGGGCTAAATTTTGGAGATTAAACTCAAAGCCATTACTTAAAGCTGCTCAGCAATTTGCTCCAATAGCTAAAAAAGACGTTCCATATCCTCCAAATCCATCTTTAACAATTAAAAGAGGTACTTTGAGAGATTCTCTTGGTTTTTTTAGAACTAAGGCATCAAAGAATTTTCATGGAGGTTATATCGGCCCAAGAGTAAAAGGAAAATATAAAAAAGAAAGAGGAGGTTTTTTTGGTGCATGGGTTGAATATGGAGATGAAGTTATGCATTATGGAAAGTTTAGAGGGAGATCAAATCCATTTATGCAAAAAGCTTGGAAGGCCGCGCATAAAACAGTTTTAGAAAATGGCTTTAAAGATTCTGAAAAAATATTTAAAAGAGTGATTAAATCTCATGAAAAGAGACTTAAAAAATATGGAAGATTAGGGTATTAAAATGGATTTAGGAAGAGCAATATATAAGATATTAAAAGACAATACAGCTGTTTTTTCAATGGTTGAAAATAAAATTTCTCCCAATGTAATGAGCCAAACAACTGAATTTCCTTTTATTGTTTACGATGTTATGTCAACAGATCCAACATCTCAAAAAGATTCTGTTGCTACATTAGACGTGGTTACAATAATGATTTCAGGATATTCAGATAACTATAAAGATTCGTCAAAATTAGCCAATTATATTATAACGGCTCTTGATAGAGTTTCAGGAAACTATAATGGAGTTGAGATTCAATCAATTGATTTCGAAGGTTATGATGATGTATTTGATGATGATTCTGGCTCCGATGGAATATATAGAAAGTCTCTTGATTTTTCTGTTAGAATAATTAATGACATAAATAATATTTATTCATTAGACTTTGATGGCGTTGATGATTACGTTAATCTTGGAGTTACTGGAATGTCAGCCGCTCAAAATACAGGATCAATTTCGGCATGGATTAAATTAAATACAGTTTCAGCATCCTCAACGATTATGCGAATGCAAGTTGATTCTAACAATTTAATTAATCTTTTTTATCATGCTGGAGATAACAAACTGAGATGCACATATAAATCTGGCGGGACTTCAAATATTGCTGAAACTTCTGATGCAATTGAAAACGATGGTTTATGGCATCATGTTGCGGGAACTTGGGATAGCTCTGGAAATGTTGTTTTATATTTAGACGGCGTTTCAAAAGATACAACATCAATATCTGGAACATTTACAGGAACAGTAGCATCAGCTAATATTGGAAGCAATACAACTGGAGGGGCTTTTTGGAATGGAAAGATTGATGAGGTTGGATTATATGATGCAGAATTAACAGCCGATAATATTAAAGATATTTACAATGAAGGATTCCCAAAAGCTCAAGGCGGAACTTCTTTAATTGGCTGGTGGAAAATGGGAGATGGAGATGATGATGGAACGGCAATTGCTACATATCCAACAATTGTTGATGTAACTGGAAACAATAATGGAACAATGACTAATATGGCGAGCGGAGATATATCTCCAGACGTGCCAGAAGGCTAAAAGATATGGAAAAAAAATATGTTATAATAGAAAAAGATCATGTTGATTCAATAGAATTTAAATATATTCTTGAGACATCAACATCAACTTTAAGATATAGTATTGATGGAACAAAAACAATTGTTAAATTTATTGGGGAAACTCCAAGATTTTTAGAAGGAGAAACAACTTATTCTCATAAACAAATAATTGAAATTATTAATGATCCAAATAACGGATGGATCCAAAATTAAAAAATATGGAAGATATATATGCAAAATATTACAACTCAGCTAAGAAAATATATGAGTTTGAATTAAAAAAAGATTATGATAGAAATGGAAAAATATTAAAAAAAGGCCAAAAAATACCTACAACGCAAGAGGGGATTGATTGGTTTTTAGAGAATGGATATGGCGAAGAAAATAAAACAAAAAATAATAAAGTTTCTAAAAAGAAACAAGAGAATAAAAACGAATTATAAATTATAAAAAATAAGAAAAATGGCAAATGGAATTTTAAATGGAACGGATTTAAAAGTTTATGATGGCACTACTTTGATAGCTTACGCTACAAATGCGACTATAAACATTAACCACTCTCCAAGATCAATCAGTAATAAAGAATCTTCAGGATGGGAGGAAAATATGGAAGGAATGAGAAACTGGGATGTTTCAGTTGATGCAATGTATGCATGGCTTGACTCTGGAGGATCAGCAATTGGAGGAAAGACTTTAAGTGAATTGTTCACAGCTTACATTCACACAAGAGCAAGCTTTTCAATTACTTTTGGGGTAACTTCAACAGGAACGGAAGATACTAAGTACGCTGGAACTGTATGGATGACATCAGCGAGTTTAACAGCACCGCTTGAGGATTCTGCAACATATTCAGCATCTTTTCAAGGAAGTGGAGCATTAACACAAACTATAAGTTAATATTAAATTTTAGAGCCTGCCTCAATGTTTTCTTTTCTGGTATTGGGGCGGGCTTCTTTTAAAACAGAAAAGAAAAAACTAAGAAAATGAATTACGATATATTAGAAATTGAAAATGAAAAATTACCTGTTAGATTTGGCTTCAATGCTTTAAGGAAGTATAGTCTAAAAACAGGAGCAACAATGGCTGATCTAAATAAATTAGCTGGAGGAAACATTACGTTTAATGATGCATTTATTTTAATTTATTGCGGAATTGAAGATGGCCATCGAGCTGCAAAACTTCCTTTTAAAATGAATGTTGATGAAGTTACTGATCTATTTGACGGGAACATGGAAAAAATGGAGGAGGCCTTCGGTATTTTAGCAAGAGCAATGAACAATCCAGGCGGGGGAAAAGGAAAAAAGCAAAAAGCCAAGTCAAGCAACAAGAGCTGACTTGGCAAGACATGGAGAAATTGGCATTTGGTCAATTAGGAATGGGGGTTGAGGAATTTTACGACATGCTTCCAAGAGAATTTTGGAATAAGTTGGAAGGTTTTTATGATCTTGAAAACTTAAGACAAAGAAACGACTGGGAACGAACAAGATGGAGCACATGCATATTGTTGAACATACAAATAGCAAAAGGGAAAAAACTCAAGCCAACAGATTTAATTGAATTTGAATGGGATAAAAAAGAGATGAAAGAGGATATTGAGAAGTTAAAAAACAAAGCTGAGTATATTAAAAAATTAGAAGATTTAAAAACAAAGAAAGATGGCAAATAAAGCGGTTGGATTATTAACGTTTAATTTTGGAGCAAATATACAAGGTTTTGAAAGAGCCATGAATAAGGCTCAAAAGAAACTGAGTAAGTTTGGGCGGAATGTTGAAAGAACAGGAAAAAACATGACTCTTGGCTTTACACTTCCTTTAGGAGCATTATCTGTTCAAGCTGTTAAAACAGCTTCATCTTTAGAAGAAACAAGGAGAAAATTTGATACTGTTTTTAGTGGAATTTCGGGATCAGCGGAAAGAGCCGCGGTTAGATTTCAGGAGGCATTCAAAGTCTCGGAGCTTGAAACCAAAACGTTATTGTCAAATACGGCTGACTTATTAGTTGGATTTGGATTTACAGAAGAATCGGCTTTAACATTATCACTGCAAGTTAATGAGTTGGCTCTTGATTTAGCGGCTTTTAATCCTCAAGTTGAAAATGCGGCTCAAGCTTCG